TGGCAAGGATCATATCCACAAACTGGACATACATCTTCTTTTACACAATTGGGAACCATTTTCTTTCCTTTCTTTTTCATTCCCAACTGCTTGTAACCAACCCAACATGCTTCATCAACTTTATGCTCACCACTCTCAACATAATCAGCAGCGGTATCAATATAATCTGCTGCCTTTGTGATCTTTGATTGGACCCATGCTTCAATATTACCTTCACCCTTTCCCATCTTTTTCTTTAATCTTTTTGCAGCAGAGATGATGGTTGAAAGTTCAGAACGTGCCATTGAATACTCATGATCTTTTTCTTCAGTCTTATTACCCCAGTTAGCAGCACCAACTTTACGACACTTAACTAGTGCTCCAGAAGCATATGCACTTGGCCAAACAGAGTAGCGTGACTTTACTTTGTTGTAGCAAGCGTCCTTCTTACCACTACCTTTACCTGGTTTATCTTTTACTTCTTGTAGGTCCATTTCTTCAGTTCTTACGTTAGTTGGTTTTGCTCCACCAGACTTTTCTGGTTGGTTGGGATCTAAACGATTTTTTCTTCTTCTTGCTCTTTCTTCTTCTTTATCGGAAAGATCTCTCTTCATTTTAGAACTTCCACATTTTGGTGTAGAAGTTTGACCAGGTTGACGAGCACAGGGTTTTCCTGCATATTTGCCACCAAGTTGAACCCATCCAGGTTTTCCGTCAGAAGATTTTGATTTTCCAAACCAATCACGAAGACCTTGGTCTCCAGATTTTGATTCATTGATTTTCTTCTTTTTTCCTTGACAATGGGCACGCTGAGAAAATCCTTTTGGATTATCACAGTCAATTGACTTTTTATATTTGTCAGACCAACCCATTAGAATTTAAGATTCTTCTTTATTATTTAGAAAACCTTGTTTGAGTAGTTTTTGTAATTCTGATGTTGATCCAACAAATACCGCGTTGTTAGTAACATTATTTGGTCCTTTCTTCTCAACTTCTTCTTCAACGTCTTTGAGTTTCTTCTGCAAATCAATCAATTTGTCTGTTGTATCAGCAACACTCTTGATCAACTGACCAGCAACTTCATATGCTCTTGGACTCCCACCTTCACCAGCAAGTTCCATGATTCCATTAATTGCTTCCTGACCTTTTTCAATTAACGAATACAAATTAGCACGAGTATATTCATAATCTTTTTTGATGTCAGTCTTTTCTTCTGGTCTCTTTTTTTGAATACTTGTTGTTTCTTCTTCAACTTCTACAATGCTACTTTCCACGTTCAGTGCCTCATCGAGTTTTTCAAAATTATTTGACATATCAATTTACTCAAATATCAGTTTGTAATGTTGGACTGAAATCTCTAGAGTCTGTGTATGAGAATATTGATTCACTAAATCCAAAATCATCACCAGGTTCAATTAGAGCATCATCTGCTGTTGTTATTAGGTCTATCTTTGTGCTCTCAACATGAGTCGCTACAGTTGTATTGTTGTATCCTCTTACAACAATGAGTTGTGAAGAATTGGGAACTTCCTTCACATACATGTTTTCAGTATCTATTCTAATTCTATTTCCGGCAACAAATCCTGTTGTATCACGAACGCCAATCAAGGTTGTATCTTTTTCTATATCCTGTGACAACTCGCCAGTGTTATCATTATTATAATCTTTATTTGCCTGAGGTGTTGCCGTATAGCGCAATTCTCTTCTACTATTGGCAGCAGTATCTGCATAGTAATCGACCTGAACCTTCTTGATCAATCCATCCGTAGTGTCTGCAATTGGACCGAACAAGTAAGTCTTTGCTGTAAAAGATAAAGTATAGATTAAAACTCTTCTGGTTGCAAAATCTCCCTCATAATCATCCTGAAAAGAAATATTATCTAAAACAATCGGAACATCTCTTTTCTCACCAATAGCATCAATCAAGTTGATTGTTATATTAAATGCTGGTTGAAAAAATGGAAGAATTTGCTCAACTATTTGAAGAGCATCATCATTTATCTTGCAGAGAATATTAAGTTCAAATCCAATGTTGTATGGTACAGGCAAAAATACTTTCTTCAGATTAGTTCCGTCAGAAGCTTTAAAAGTCTGAGTTACTCCCGCTTTTCTAGTAGAATCATATTGAAGAGATGTCATTTCAAATGACATTCTTGGAAGTGTCATAGCAACCGCTTTATTTAAATCTGGTTGCTGTTCTATTCTTGCCAAAAACTTTTGAACTGGACCATAAGCAATAGGAACTTTAAGATCCGTTATATCAGCACCGTTTCTATCCTGATGGCGAATACGAACATTATTAAATAACGTGCCAAAACCTATGACAGTTTTTCTAATAATTTCGTGATAAAAATAGGTCCCTAACATTAGTAATCACCAAATGGATTTGATTCTGTAAAATCTAAGAGGTTATCTGCTTCCTCTTCTATTTCATCATTCTGGGTATATTTATCATAGGTATCATCATGCACATAACTCTTAACTGTATATCTTGCAGAAGATATTGTACCAACAATTGTTTCTCCTGGTAAGAATCCTGCAGTTGTTGAACCTATTCCAACATTTGAAATCTTAAGAATACGATCATCCTGATCCCAAGATTTAACTCTTGCAACAGTATTTGAGGTTTGACCAGTAATAATTTCATTAAACGTAAATGTTCCTATTCCAGTAATAATTGATGGAGCAGAAACTGTTGCTGTTGGTGCTGATGTTGCAGAATATCCAAATCCAGGATTTGTAAATCTTACAGAACTAATTTCATTCGTTCCCTCATTAATTGTTAGTATTGCGGTAGCAGTTCCAAGACCAGATGCTGGTGGACCACTGAATACAATTGTTGGAACATCTCCAGCATATCCAGATCCGTTATCTTCGGTGGTTACTCTAACGATACCATATGTTGAAGTATTAATTCCACAAGTCGCTATCGCCCCAGATCCTCCACCACCAGTGATTGTGATTGTTGGAGCAACTGTGTAACCAGCACCAGCATTTGTTAAATAGATTTGTTTTACAGAACGTACTCCACCACTGACAGTTGTAATTGCTACAGCAGAAGCATTGTGTAGTGGATTTCCGGATGGTGATGATGAAATGGCGACAGTTGGAGTTGATGTGTATCCACTTCCATCATTCGATAATGTTATACTGTTAACATATCCAGTACCAACAAATGGTGTGACCTGAGCAGTAACACCAACACCAATAAGGTTTAGTGTAGTAATAAAACCTTCTTCTTGAACTTGAGAATCGACCTCGTATACGGAAGTATCAATAATCTCATCTTCATATTCAAAGAGTTCACACTTTAATTCATAGACATATAGTTTTCCTAATTGATAAAATGGTTGTTCATGTTCAACAAACTTTACTTCAAATAATCTTTGTCCTAATGGGAAATAAACTAAATCTCCTTCTCTTGGTCTATTCGAAAGTTCAATTTCATATTCATCCCCCTGTGCTCCAAGAAATGGTACGATAAAATCTTCAAATCTTTCTTTTGAAATAGTTAGAGTAACTTCATCCTTTAGACTCATTCCAAATTTTGTTAGTATATCTCCACCACCAGCATGTCCTTCATATGTGTTGATATATGCTTCAATAGCATAATTATCATCAAATCTAGATGATTGAACTTCTTCAATAATTGTCTTTCTATTGACAAAATTTCTTGGTATATAAATTACCTCAACACCATGTATCTGTAGGTGCTCATTAATAAGACTTTGTACAAGTCTTTGTTCGCTTGGAGATCCTTGTAGAAAGAAGGGATTAAGTGCCATTATCCAATAAAGTCGTAAGGTGGTAATTCATAATCCATGGTCATTCTTTCACGGATTTGCTCTAACTCTCTTTCAGCATCTTCATATATTTCTCTTCCATTCAATTCAATTCCACCAGGAAGTTTAACACCTCTAAACTTAATTAGATTTTGACCCCACTGTCTCTTCATGAGAGCAGTTAAATACTTTTTCACAAAACTATCATTATATACACTTGTAAAATCATTAGGATCTAAAATTCTGTAGCAGTCTATAACAAAGAAATCATTTTCTGATTGTGCTCCCCAATCAATATCCAAATACAATCTATTTTGTCTCTTGTTAAAACGAATTTGCTTATCTGTTGTTAAAAGGAAGTCAATATCTTCTAGATATGACTTAACCATCGAATATTGAAGCAATTCAACCGAATTGAAATAGTAAAGATCATTCAAGAATAACTGATACTTAATACTAAACATTCCACCAGAAATAGAACTAGTGTCAAACTTGAATATTTTCTCAATTCCTATTACTGAGTCTGGAACTTGGATGTAATTTGAATTTTCGTAAAAGTTGAATGTATTTGTGCCGTATGATGTAGTAGAAACTCCTGTGGTTGTTACAATACCAGCATTTGGTGTGAATGATCCACCACTATATTTTGCTGTTCCTCTAGCAATATCATCGGCACTAACTTTATACTTCAAAAACATTCTTTCGACACCATCAAAGTGTCTTTCGTGGAAATACTGAAGAGCATCATCAACTAGATCATCAATCTGATCATCATCAATATTAATTTCCAAGACGGGAGCACCCAACCTCCTGAGACAGTAATCAATTAGTGTTTGTCTACTATTTGGTTTTGCCATTTTAATAAGATCCTCCGTCTAAAACGCTGGTCCAAACAGGAACATTTGAAGCGTCTGTTGTTAAAACAAAATTAGAAGTCATTGCGTATCCAACTTCTGGTGATAATGTGCTTATTAGTTTACCGTTGGTATCAAAATAAGCAGATCCT